CTCAATTCGCTACCACAATGGCAGATCCACTGCATATCTTGCTCCCACTCCACGACTTCAGGAGTCGCCTGCGCATCCCAGCGCCACCAATAAAAGCCGCTCTCAGTCGGCAGGTCTGTTGTCCAAGTGTTCATTGTTCTTTGTTGTGTAGTTCCGCCTTTAGGCGGCTTCCGCCATCCCCGCACTCAGTTGCTCGCTCGCAGTCGGCGCTTTCGCCGCTGGCTGCCAGCCGGTGGCTCCGATGCGGGCGTTGTCCATCTGCGTGAGGTCAAATTCCCACTTGGACAGCCGGGCATTCACCTGCTCCTGGAACATCGCATCTTGCTGATACTGCGCCGCCGCTTTGGGGTTGCGCTGGATCTCGCCTTGCAGCGTTTCCAACCGCACGCGGGCGTTGGCACCTTCGGGCGGAACGGTTTCCATGCCGAGCATGAGCTTGGCCAGCGCGGTGCGTTCTTCTTCGACTTCGTTCTTGTTCTTGGCCTGCATGTCCACCATCGCCAAGTCGGCCAGGTTCGGGTCAATGCTGGCGAGTTTCCAGCGTGTCAGCACCACGTCATTGAGCGCCCCGCTGCGGTCGCTGTTCAGCGCTTCGTTGATCGCCGCCCAGCGCTCTTTCACATAGTCGGTGTCCAGGCTGCGCACGTCGAAATGCAGGGCCAGATCATACTGCCCGGCGATTTCTTCCCGTGTCACGGTGTAAGGCATCGGCCCGCTGCCGATCACGCGGCTCACCTGCACCGGACTCATGTATTGCTGATCCAGTGCCAGGATGCGTTGCAGCATCTCGCGGCATTGAATCAGGAAGCCGTTCACGATCCACTGCCGGTGAATCTGAATTTTTCCCTGCGGCAGTTCGGCATGCTCCAAGCCCAGCAAGTTGCAATGATCGCGCCGAATACTCGCCTCCATCTCGATGTTCCCACCGTCCAGCCCCGGCACGGTCAGGAAGGACGTTTCATCATTCGGCCCGTTCGGAATCTTCATGCCCGGTTTGATGTCCCACTTGCCCGACCCACCCGCGATGCGCTTCGGGTTCACCCGCAATGGTGGCAGTGTCGCCAAGCTGGTGCGGTCCATGCGGCTGTCGCGCAAACTCTTGACTTCCCACTGCGCCGTGTTGGCCAGCTCCGGCTCCCCGCGAGTCTGCCACAGGCTGCGCGTCTTCCATTCCCTGCGGAAATCGACAAAACAGCCGCCTTCGTGCCAGTAATCATTCAGCCGGTCCAGCGCGAGGATGATGTGGCCCTGCTTGTCCTTGAGGTCGGGCCGCATGACGATCTCCTGCATGCCTTCGATGCCGTCCTCGTCCACCATCTTCACATAAACATGCAAATACTCGTAGCAGTCGCCGGGATGATCCAGCCTGCTTTGCAGCGCCGCACGAATACCGCGATTCTGCACGCGATTCACCTGCGCCGAAAGGTTGCGCTCCAGAATGGACACATCCATGACCGGAGAAGGCCCTGCGGTAATCATCGCGTCCACAAACTCCGGGTCCCAGTCATCCGTGCGGGCCTTGGCGCGTAGCTCCGGCTCCCCGATGCGGCACACCATCGCCACCCAGGGCGCATCGCGCACATCATCGCACCACGCGGGATAAATCACGTCAATGCCCGGTGTCAGGGCGCGAACGCACGGCCGGCCGGGTTTCTCCACCGGCAGGCGAAACTCCGCCACGCCTTCCGCCCGCATGTCCTTGATGATTTGCTTGATGCGCTTGGCTCCCAGCATGGGGTAACGGCGCGAAATCAGCGCCTCCAACTCCGCCCCACGTCCGCCGCTTTCCAGCGCGTCCATGATCTCGGCTGTGCTTGCTTCGCTGATCAGTGCCGCCGTCTGTTCATCCGGCTCAGCGCCCGTTTCAGCTTGCAGTTGCAGCAGCCCTTCACTTGCCAGCAGTTCGGCCAGGTCTTGCTCGGTCAGCGTCTCCCTGCCGGTGGTAAATTCACGTTTCCATGAGGTGTGAATGATCGCATGCCCAAAGAACCGCGTCCATTGCGTGAGGAAATTCATTTCGCGCCACAGTTCGGAGTTAAGCCGCTGTTTCACCTCGTAGTTCAGCAGCGTTTGCACCCGGCCAGCGGCGTCGATGTCGCCCGCTTCCATTGCCATCACCCGCAGGTTGGCGCTGAAGAAGGCCATCATGCAAAGCTGGCTGGTTTCATCCACCGCCGCGTCAATGAGCCGCACACGGGTGTCTGCCGCCCCTTCCCAGGGGAACACCTCCCGCGCATAATTCTTGCCCCACTTGCGCCCGTCCTCGCTTTGGCCGTCCCACAGTGCCAGCATGTTCTCTTCGTTGCTGCGGGCCTGCGCCAGCCATGCCCCGAGGTCGCCCATCTGGTTCTGCACTTGGTCAATGATCTTAACCGTCTCCACGCTGGGTTTCTTCGTGCTCGCGTTCACCGCCTCGTTCTCGAGGTCGTGCAGGCTTTCGTTCTCGGTGTCGGTGTCCATGGGGGCAAATCAGAGCTTGCGCTGATCGTTCACTTCATGTGAAAGACCCAGGAGAACCAGCACGACACGCCGCAGGTATAGCGGCTTTGTCCGCCCCTTCAAGTAAATTCTCGCCTCTGATCCCGGCCCCAGCAGCACCCGCGCCGACTTGATCGGCACGCCCTCTTCCTCCGCAATGTCCTGCACCTGCCACCATTGCAGATACGTTCCCGTGTGTCGCTCCAGTGCCGGTTTCTTTGTGGGTGTCGTGGTCATGGTCGTGTGTGGTTTAAATGCTTAAAAGGGGCCAAAGGTTTGGTTTCTGCGTCTCAGTTCTTCTTCAATCCATGATGAACGGTGTGCATGCCTTGCCCACTTGTCTTGTGCCCACCATGCTACCGCGATAAGCAAGTTGAGCGGTGGCACCACATACAATTCTTGATTCCGCTCGACTGAGTAATAAGCCAAGCACATCCAAATTCGCGGGCGGATGTGCGGGTAAATCCATTCGTAAAACAGTTTCATGGTTATGTGTGGGTTATGCTGCTTTCAAAGCTCCAGCCGCTGCGAGAAGTTGCAGCAGCCGCTTGGTGGTCTTGTTCGGCAAATGGTGCCTGCGGCTATGTCGCTCGATGGCTCGCTTAAACACTCTTAGCCTATTGTCGGTAAAGTATTTCTTCCTTGCGTCTTGAGTCATTGCGCTGCGGCAGCTCCACCATTCTTTCAAATTGGAATCGTCCACTATTCTCTGATCCATGCTGATTTGATTTGACCAAAGTTTCCACTTTTTCATGTGCTTAGCACGGTAGCGGCAAGCCAAGCACATCCCTAGCCGCGTTTTAATTTTGGAACCGTTGTCAACTTGGCCGAATAAATGAATATTTGTTGAACCCCAATCCTCATGCCCAAGCCCTTTAACAACCATAGACCTATAATCATGATTCCCTTCTCCAACATGGTAACCGCCACAGGCCACGCATAAAACGGGTTGATTCATCCACCGAATAGTGACGGGCATTCCCAATTCATTCTGCCATAAATCTGTCAAAGGCGCCAAGTCCCATGTTTTTATAATCTCTACATCAGTTTTTCCAGCCATCCGCTTACGATGGTAAAATATTTGTTGAGGTTTTTCTGACACTTCATCCAACAAAACAGGGTCATACCCAGGGAGAAATTCAAACTGATACTTTTTTGATTCGATATAAGGCCACGGGACCATCATCAGGCGGCGGTAAGTTCGACCTTTAGAAATTGGATGATCGTAAAGATAAGAGCACGGCATCCATTCAAAATCTTCATTAACACAATGAAGCGTGTAATATACAACGGCTTGGAGCCTATTACAGTCCCTAAGCATGCCCCTCGTCACAGTTGGTTCCCATGGTTTCATGCGAGTTGAGTCAGGATTACAGCCAGCTCATGCCGGGTCACTTCGCAGGCCGAGCGAAAGATGACTTTACCATTCTTCACCGTCCAAAGGAGATGCTGACCACTTCGGACAACGGAGTTTTCCTTGCTCTGTGCTTGCTCTTCCAGCCATGCCCGCTGCGCCCCTGCGCTGCGGACATCCTGCGAGTCGAACACCTGCTTGCATTGATGCTTTGTCAGATGGCGCACGTTGACTTGCAACAAATCAAACTTGCCGCCGTGGTTCACGACCAGTTCCACACTGCCATCCATGAGGCGCTTCTGCTCACTGAGGGGCAGGCGTTGCAGATGAAATGCCGCTGGATAGTTCGATGCCAGCAACCTCGGCATGACTTGCTTGCGCCCGATGCGTTCAAACTGGGACAGCAAATTGACATTGAGAAGTTCACTGCTCGCTTGTTGAACAATGTCTTCCAGACTCATGCCTTGCTCGTCCACAAGCTGAACGACAATTTCACCTGCCTTAGTCCATGAATTGATCCCATCTTCAATCAATTTTCCAAGTTCATAGATGCTATTTGTTGCTAACGATTGCGTGTTTGTTTTCATGTGTGTTGTATTTCTGTTTTCCTCCCGCCTTCATGGCGGGAAATTCGTTTCAATAACTCCCGCCCCCCGCATCCTTCATCCAGTCCGGGTCAATGTGCTCCGGGTTCGCGGCCAACAGGATGCGCAAGGCGTCAATCGGGTCTTTCCATGCGCTGCCGCTGCTCCCCGCCACGGCATAGCCAGGGTAATTCTGCAAAGCGCCAATGAGGTTGGTGCAATGCGCGGCGATCCACAGCGCCGGACCGCGTCCCTTCTGCGGGTCAAACTCAATCCAGCCGTTCACCGGATTGATCACGCCGCGCTCACGGTCCCACATGAGCATGCTGTTGATATTTTGCTCCCCGCTCAGCACGTTGTCAGCCGCCGCATTGCCACCGGCCTGGCTGAAATACAGGCGGTTCTCTTCCATCCATTCAATGATGGTTTTGCTTTCTTCCTGTCCTTCCACCTGCGTGTTGGTGGAGCGACTGTCTGAAATGCGGCGGCCATCCAGATTGAGCATGCTTTGCTCCATCGCTCCTTGCATGTCGGTCACGCCCTGCCAGGCCGCCAGCTTAGCCTCGATGCGGCGGATCTCCGCCGCACGGAATCCGTATCCGCACGGCCATTGCTTCTGCGCGTTGCCCTTGATGCCCAGCCCGTTCTTGCCACCGGCCACCGCCCATTCGCAATCTTCCCCCGTGTAAAGCGCCGCGCCCGGCACACTCACGATGTCGTTTGTCTGCGGATACTCGTGTGCAATGAGGATGTCACCCGGCCACATTTTGCCCCAGGCTTGGCCCAACACGAAGGCCCACAGTTGGAACCACGCACGGCCGCCGCTGGCGTTCGGGTCTTGGCTCATCCACCATGTTCCCATCTCGGCTGGTGGCAACCACTGCGGCACCGGCCGCACATGCACCTGCGGGTTGAAGTTTGGGAACGGCGAATCCGCCGTGCCTTCGGCGATGCCGTAGCACTTCCACAGCTTCTTGCTGCGCGGGCTGCCCATCTCAGCCTTCTTCATGCCCTCCCAGTTCCCGCCTAGCGGATTCTGCCAGGCATAGATCCACATAAACCGGCGTGTGGGAATCTTGCAATGCACCACGCACGGCAGCTTTTCACCGCCCAGCAGATTGCCGTCCGCATCAAAACGCGGCAGCAGTTCAGGATCGGCCTCAATCTCCTTCATCGTCGTGGCTCCATCCATGAACCAGCGCACCGTTTCCGTGTAGCCATCGCGGAACGTGTAAGTGATGAACTGCGCCGCCACCATCAGCCGGCCGATCAACTCACGCGGGAACCACAGTTCCGGGGCGGCTGCCTTGGCCTCCAGCAATTCCTGCCACTGCGGAATCATCTCATGCGTCCACTCGGCGGCGGTCAGCAGTCGATTCTCCACCGCTTCCAACACTGCCACCGGCACGCACTCATCACCCCAAGATGTCGTTGGCCTCGGACCTTCGAGCTTGCCGATGTCTTGCGCCCAGGTCTTGAACCGGCACACCGCCCCGCTCATCACCGCCACTTCGTTGTTGGTGAATCCACCGGCCCGATCATAGCCCATCTTCTGGTTCGCCATCTTCTTGAGGCGTCCCGTTTCGGTCTTGTAATCGTTCGGCTGCCAGAATCGAATCGTGGCCTCGATCACTTCGGCGGATTTGTCGTCATCGAAACTGAACGTCCAGAACGTGCGCTGGTGCTCCGGCATGTAAGGCGTCACCTGCTCCATCGCCAGCGAGTAGAACCGCCCCAGCGCAAACGTCTTGGCCGAGCCATTCGAGCCACCGATGCCCATCGTCACCGGCACGCCCGGATTGGCTACCCGCAGCCGCACTGTTTCCCACAAAATATCATCCCACGAACGGAAGAACCACCCGTGATGATACGGGTCATTGATCGCCTCTTGGATGCGCTCCTCCCGCGCCGCAATCGCCGCCAGCGCCTCTTCCGGCCCCAGCGCCTGCAACTCCGCCGCCGTCAACGCAGGCAGCATTCCATGCGGCCGCTGCTCCGCCGCCATGAGTTCATAGGCCAGCGTTTCTTCGGGAGATTGTTCCGGTTTTGTCATGGCTATCTGGAAAGTTGTTCTGGTTAGGCTTGATCCATTCAGGCGTGTGCAGATGGCACAGTTCTGATTCAGACCATGTTCCTGCTATGATTCGATCAGCGCTCAGGCTGTATGCAGCAGTGGCTTTTTGTAGAGCGGCAGCCATGGCACGCTCGAAGCCTAACCCGGCATCACTGTCAACCGCTCGAAGCGGATCTGTTGTGGATTTAATGCTCATTGTTCGCGGTCGGCAGGATTTTGTCGTTTATTTCCGGTTCCAAAACC